CTAATGTTGGTGGGTGATATATAGCCATTATCTTAGCAGTCCTCCTCTAGATATCCACTGATATCCTACTTTAAGCCCAGTTGATCTACCGCCAGTTTTTCCAGCCTGTAGATTATTTTTATAATCCATTGGATTTTGCAGATGAGAAAATATCCCAGAAGAAACCATAAAGGATTGAGTAAAGTATCTGTCAAAGAAGCTGTGGAATGCTTCCTGATATCCGCCCTGTGCTGCTTGCCCACCTGGATTAGAAACCCTTACAGGGTTCTTAGTAAAAACCATTTCTCCGTTTGCCTCAAAGGCTAGCACGTTTGATTTCTTAGGAGCTATTCTTACTGGGATTCCGTATTCCATGATTCTGGCCTTGTCGTAGAATGGCTCTGAAGAGCCTTCCTTTACGCTTTGAGACTGTCTAAATGTAGAATTTACGGTTAGGCCTGGACCAACAATTGTATATGTTAAATCGTATAGTCTGGCATCTGGAGACCCATTCTGATTCCACTCGTACATGTGTGCTAGCATTTCTGGATTTACTCTAGCATTAGAATCTATAAATTCTTTAAGAGCCTCTATTGCTGTTTTGGCTAGATTATCCAAAAGACCTACCCTGCCCTTTTGCACACCATCTAAAAAGCCAACAGAGTATTTGACTATGTTGTCCATATCACGCATAAACTGTTTTGAATCAAGTTCTAGTATCATATGTCTGCGGCCTGGTTATCTGATCTAGAAACAATTATCTTGTAATATTCTGTAGAGCCAAAAGGCCCAACGATTGGTGTGAAGGTAGATATTTCGAACAGGGTTGACTTACCCGTTCTAATTCCTGAAGATTCATTGTATATGCTATTGCCCAGAGAGTCACGAACGTTGGTTATCAGCACGTTAGTTAGGGCTATTGGATTTTCATCCGAAGACGACAGAAGGTCTTTTCTTGTTCTTCCAATAAGCATGTTGTCTACTGTCATGTTGGCATTAGTTACTAGCTGAGCTTTTGCTCTTGTACCTGCAGGATTCAATGCAATAGCTATCGTTCTATCTAGAATCCACTGCTTCTTAACATTGCCATAGGCTGACTGCTCTACAATTGGATAATAAACATCTGCAAGCAGTGGGTACATGAAGTCTGTTGATTCGCAAGAAGCCATTATAGAACTCCCAGTTTTAGAATTCCTCTAGTGTACTTCTCTAGCATCTTGTCAACAATTAGGTTTCCAGTACCGCTTAAGATTAGCTTGTCGAACTGTAGCTTGAATTGGTCTGTGTCGTAGGAGGACACTCCACGCTGGAAGTAGTCTAGCTTGCCACACTTAATGTCATTTATAAGAATTGTTGTAGCACGTACAACGTCTGGCGGAAGAGCTCTGAACCCCTCGTCCAAAACGAATAGATAGTCGTAGCCACTTCTGAAGGCTCCACCATCTGGTCTCTCGTAGTTGTACATGATATCGCCTCTAGAAACTGGAAGCGATAGGCCTGGAATTGTCTGAGAGATTCTGTTGTACTCTAAGTTTGTTGTCTTCTGAATTGCAGAGTTGTCTAGTGTAATTGAAAAGTTATATAGATTATCTGCTGGATCAGCATCAATATCGTAGATTAGAACATTGTTCTCGTACACCTTTAGAACACGGTTAGCCATTCTCCATACTGGCATGTAGTCTGTACCATTGCCCTGGGCCTGTAGGATTGACTTGTGGTTATAGAATCCATCATTGATGAATGTATCAATAATTGATCTTGCGATTACTTCGTACATCTTGTACTCTGCAATCTCAGACTTTGTTTCTCCTAGTGATGCTGGGTTTACGTATGGTCTAATGATGCTTAGGCCCTCTTCATAAATGATGTGTTCGTGCTCTTCATCATAGAATCTAATTAGGAATTCACGGTCAAACTCAACCTTTACGATTGGTATCTCATAGGTTACAACACCATTGGCATCTGATGTAATCGTGGTCTCTTCAATTGAGTGATCCACCAAGTCTTCAACGTATACGATGTAATCGTAGTTGGCATCTGGCAAGTTCCAGGTTGTTACAATTGGGTATGGTGGTACTCTTAAGATTTCCATTAGTTTCTGTATGCTCCTGCAACTTCTTCTGGTGTAGCAATTCTAGTGTGGTTTCTTGTCAACCACTTCTCCGCTGCCGCCTCAGATACGATATTGTATCCACGGACTACGTCGCCAACGCCCCTCCAGCTAACATTTCTAGATGAGTGGATGGCAACTGTTTTTTCAGACTTGGTCTTTACTGCAACCTGAACTGTAGTAGGGGCTTCGTTTTGGCTTACTACCGTTGTGCCCATTGCACCGTCGCCAACTAAGCCAAGCGCTAAGCTTTCTTTTGGCTTGGGTACTGTAATGGCATCTCCAGCTACAGCGTTGTTATTTATCTTTTTTGACATTGATAGCCTCCTAGTAAATTATACCAGATAATAAAGTAAAAGAGGGTAGGGACCGAAATCCCTACCCTCCTTAAAAGGAAATGCTTACAGACTATGAGTCTGCGCCTGCATCTGCGAACGCAATGGCGTCCTCTTCTTCCCACTGAACACCGAAGCGTACGAATACGGTGTACTCGATGGTGTCCTTCTTTGGCTTGTACTCACGGTTTACGGTGATGTCACGCTGGAATCCCCATACACGGTTCTGAGGGAATGTAAGGTCTACATAGCCTGCAGGGTAGTAAGGAACTTCCTGAACGTCGATACCTAGAACACGGGTAGTGCGAGCACCACCGAAGGTCTGTCCGTTTCCGTCAAGGTAAGCCTGGCGGTTAGCAGGGGTACCTGCTGGAGTACCAGCAAATGCCTCAGCAATAGCGTCAGCTAGAGTACCGTTGTGCTTGATGATACCCTGGAATGCATCGGTACCAGCGTAGAACTTAAGGTTGTTCTTAAGTGCACGGTACTTACGAGGCATAGCCAAGATAATGCTCTGCATTACATCGGTGGTCCAAGCGTTGTCTGCAACTGTTGCAACTGCTTCGTGTGCATCACCAGTGGTTGCCTTGTTAACAAAGCCCTGCATGATTGATGTGAAAGCGTTTGAACCAGTTCCAGTACCATTGATAGCTAGGTCTTCAATGTCATTTGCGAATGCATTTGTCATTAGACGTACTAGGTGGTCCTCAAGAGCGCCACCTTCGATACCATCTTCTAGACCTTCAGCAGAAACTTCCCAGTCCAGACGAATCTTCTTGGTTGTAAGTTCTACCTTGGTGAAGGTTGCACCAGTGTTGGTGTATGCGCCATCTGCCTGAGCAGCTGCACGAATAACACGCTCTCCAACGTTTACCTTCTCGAGCTCCATGGTGTTGGCTCTCATTGTAACTCTGCGTCCATCCTTAGCTAGGACTGTTGCGTCCCAGACGTAATCGATGAAACGACGAGCCTGCTCTGGACGTAGGATACCTGATCCTGCGGCTCCAGATGGATTAACGGCGTTAGCGCCGCTAGTGCCACCGAATGTTGCAGTTGGAATGTTTCCAATTGCACCTGCGGTAGCATAGTTGCCTGGGATGTTCTCCCCAGCTTCTGAACCTGATGCGAATGCTCCCTGACCCTGGTAAAGACCTGGTGCAGTTCCGCCTAGCTCGCCAGACTCTCCTGGCTGGTTCTTAATAATTTCTTCCGACATATCGTCACCTCCTGTGATTTTTGTTGTTTACTTAAATAGATCGGCTGTTTTGAGGAAACGTCCGCCCCATGGGGAATCATCAGACTTGTTAATCTGAGGATTTTCCTGTACAATCTCACCGAGATCGCCAGACTTACGGAAAGCGGTGTCAGCTTCAACAGCTTCGAAACGCTTACCAAATTCATTAAACTCGCCCTTGGTTGCAGTTACCTCATTCTTTACTGCACCAATAGACTTGCTTAGTTCTGCAATTTGTTCAGCTTGTGCCTGAACTACTGCAGTTAGATCGCTAAAGGCTTTGGTAACGATATCCTTGACATCTGCAATTGCAGTTTCAAAGGTCTCGTCAGACTTAGCTACAACTACAAGCTCTTCTGCATCAGTAGAGTCTGACTTTTCCTTCATGTCGTCTTCGTCTGAATCTTCAGACTCGACAGCACCTGGCTTGTCATCTTCGTCAGCATCTGCTGACTTCTCTACTGCTGCATCTGCTTCGGTTGCTGCGTCTGCCTCTGGAGCGACCTGTACTTCTTCAACAGCAACGTCTTCTGCTACAACCTCTTCGGCTGGAGCGTCAACGACTACTTCATTTGTTGTGTCAGTCATAAGACCTACCTCCTTGTTAATCTCAATTGGACTAATGCCTTTAGCACTATCAACTAAGAACTTTATCATATCTGTTTTTTCGTTATCTGATTTTTCAACGAAACCTATGTTTTGCATGGGTGCACCAGAAGTAGGACTTGTCGCTACTTCGTTCTCTGACAAGAGTACTAGTCCAGACTCTTTGTCCCAGAATACATTCTCGATTGCAACATCTGCATTGTCACTCTTAATGACTGACTCGCCAGCAGAGTTCTTCTGTACTGAAAGAATGTTTGCAAACTGGTTTGCTGGACTGTCAACTAGAGACAACTCTGTCAATGTGTAGTCCTTAATAATACGTACTTGCTTATCTGAATTGGTGTCAAGTGCATCGTCCCACTTGTTCATTCTACCACCGATAGAAAATCCTGTGTAGGTTCCATCTAGAACCTTTTCCCAAGCATCCTGAGCGCCCTTTGAAATGTATGTAGAAACATAAACACCAGAGTAGAACTTCTTTGTGTCAGGATCAAAGTACTTGTCTTCCTTAAATGAGATCATCTTGCCAATAGCAATTGGTTGGTGCATCTCACGGATGTTACCTCGGAACTTTGCAAATGCCTCTAGGCTAGCTTCGGTAGTTACAATGTCTGCTTGACGATCTACGTTGTCAAGTGTAGCAAACCCAGAAACGATTCTACGTTCCTGATCTACTTTACTGAATGGCATCGATAGGCGAACGTTCTCGCCTTCGGTATCCCAATGTGCTTTAGCAATAGTCATGGTAATTAATTATAAGCCCTTTTTATAATGTAACAATAATAGTTTATCACATTTTAATTTTATTGGGAGCTTCTACCTTCACCTTTAGGATTTCTACCAGTTGTGGTAGTAGGTCCATCTGAAGAATTTGCAGCCCTCTGTGCATCTCTTTCACGATTACCAGCATTATTTGCCTTAGCATCTGTTGCCTGGCGTGGAGTCATCTCCATAGGAACGTCTCCACCATCGATGTGTGGCAAGCCAAGAACTGTTCTAGCTTCGTTAGGAACCATAATCTTATTCTTAACATATTCTGTAAGAATCTGTGACTGAGAGATCTCGTCTGTAAGGGTTAGCTCATTGAACTTGAGATCAAGGATGTCTGTCTTCTCGTGGATAATCTTATTGATCATCTTAGCCAGGTTAGTCTGTGCTGGTCTTGCTACCTGCTCTTTAAACGTACGGTCCTGTGCAAGTGCTGCAGCAATCTGAGAAGAGTCCCCTCCACCAATCTTTGATAGCGGAACCTGGTGTGCAACAAGAATGTCGTCACGGTTACGCTTACGGTATTCGTTGAACGATGCCTCTTGAACACCGTTCTCGATTGGCTCCATCTTGAATTCAACCTTGTTGTTATCACTATCTGGAGGAAGCGGAATGTATAGCGTTCTGTGATTCGAACCCTTTAGGTTGGTTTGCAAGAATCGGAACATCTTGTCTTCCGCTTCCTCAGACAGCTTTGCACCCTTTAGAGTGACTACATATCGTGGCACAGCCTTATTACCAAAGTAGTCAATATTATACTGCGATGCTAGTTGATCCCCATGAAGCGATGAAATAGCTGCCATAATATCTGGCACACCATAGAAAGTGTTTAGTGGAGAGTATTCTTTGTAGTGAATAATCTCATTTGGACGTGGGTCAGCGGTTACGGGGTTCTGATTCTTTGCCCCGAAGTTACGGAAGTAAACAACCTTCTGTCCGATAATCTGTACATATCCGTCACGCAGTCTGCGTACACGCATGGTAGTTGCTGGAATGTGTCCAACATAACCAATTGCCCCAGTAGTGGTTCTACCTATTTCTAGGTATCCATTACCAGTAGCCTGTACGTCAGTGAAGAATTTCATAAGAGTGTTTGTGAATGAGTCGTCCTGGTT